TCTAAAATATATTCCTTCGCCAGAACCAGGGTCAAAGTTTGTGCCATCTGCATAAACTATATCTCCTTGTTTGATACGTTCTGGAACTACGTTTTTTATCTCAATAAATGTTACTGGTGTTTCTTCAAGCGCACCTTGAAGCTTTGTAAGTTCTTGTAACAAATATTGTGGCAAATCTTCAGGATTTTCTGGTACTGGATTTGGTGTATATCTAGGTGCTTGTGCCATATTAATCGAAAAGTGATTTGCTAATACTGTTTATTGTGTCCAATAAACCACCGCTACCTTGGTTTTGGTTTACAAGCACTGGAAATGCCGGCATCCCTCTAGCAATGTTTAAGTTCATTATTTCATTAGGTGTTGGAACTAATGTAAGACCAGGAGTCATGTTTGGGTCGCCTCCCGCATTAAAAACTTGTTGTGTTTGATTTCTGCTAATTCCTGCTTGGTTTCTGAAAAAATCATTAATTTGATTAGCTTCACCAGGATAAAAATTTACATCGAACCTATTTGTTTGTGGTCTTACAGGATAGGTTGGGAACATTGTTCCGTAAGGATAAACGTCTTCCGTTATTGTGTCTGTAAGTATGGTGCTACGACCTTCCCTAGCAGGGCCACTCATCATGACATTGTTCATAGCGTTATGATAATCTACCAATGGTTGTACGACTTTTTTCTTTTCTTCATTGGTCATTTCATCAAACATTTTATCTGAACGAATGCCAGTTTTAGGGTCTGTAATTTGAGGTCTTCCAAACGAAGGACCTAAAGGAATATCCATTGCTTGTTTTTCATCAACTATGTTGCCGAAGTTATCTATCCCTATTAAACCTAATTCTTCCATTGGGGTTGCCATTATCTTTCTCCTAATACCTCGTATTCTAAGTCGTATCCGTTAAGTTCAAAAGTTGTTGCAGATGTATGTTGAAATTTAATTGCAATATATTTGCCTGTGCTTCTTGCGTCTACTTTGTTTTGGCTGTCTGGGTTAATAGTTTGTTGTGTTTTATAACTATATGTACCATCTGGAGTCATAGAACTCCCAACAAATATTTCTGCTGATCCTGTGCTAGAAAACCTTGGAGTTACTTTTCTTACCTGTTTAACAGTGTTTGGATTGCCATCTAACACCAACCCCTTTCTTTCTAGAATCATTGTAAAATCTGAGCCTGCAAAATCAAACCCATTATCACCTCTAAAAAACTTCGTGTTGCCTGTGCTTGACATCAAAATAGAAGTTTCTGTTGGGTTGAATGTTCTCATCCCCCAGTTTTCTGTAGTGCTATATGTATCCCATGTTTGACTTTGTCCTGACCAGACTACTGGTGATGCCCCAGGGTTTACGATTCCTGTGGATATGTGCAATATGTCTGGTAAATCTCTAAAACTAAATGAGTTTGTGTTGTAATTCCATATTAAAGCTTTATTGCAAAAAGTAGACCCTACTGTTGGGTACGATACCCATATTTCGTTTTTTTGTTTATTGTGAGTAACAAATGTATTTGCATAATTGGTGCTATCTATTTCTGAAAATAGAGTTCTTTTTATTATGTTGGTTGCTACCGACTTTTTCTTTACTCCGTTGTGAACGATTAAATCTCCTGCTGTAACAACAAAATGATTCCCGTTGAATTCTGCTACACAGTTACGGCTCAATACACCAGAGTCATCAAACAGCTTTTGAAAACTAAAAACAAGATTGCCTCCGATAAAATTCATCAAATAAGTAGAGTTTTCTTTGTAAATAATAAAAGATTGTTTAAGGGGAAAACCATCGATAATGAAGTCTCCTG